TGACTTGGATACAACAAAGTCGTCTGCTTCTTGACACTCGTCAATAACGATGAGATGGAACGACTTAGATTCAATTTTTGCTCGTGGGTTAGCAGTCATCATTGTGATACTAGAACCAGAGTTTGCAAGTTTAATCTGACGAGTTACGCCACCTACACGGGCAGCCTTATCATCAATTTCTACATCGTTTAAAATCTCTAATGCACGCTCAGAAGTGAGGCGAGTAACTGCACGACCAAAGAGAGTTTCTGCCTGTCCTTCTGTAGGAGCAAACAGTCCTACCCACACACCATTTTTAAACTTGCCAAGAAGGTCTGGATATAGCTTTGCAAGACGAGGAAGAAGAATCATCAAAGTAACAACTGTGTCAGCAACTGTCTCTGACTTACCTGATTGACGAGCAGCAAGGGCGGTAATTTCTTCAGCATCATTGATGATGACTGACTCCATAATGCGCCGTGCTAAAGGCTTTTGGTATGGATGCAAGTCATGACCGACTAAGACCTTGAGAAAGTCCATCATCTTGTCAATCAGCTTGTCTACAAACTGTTGAGAAAGTTCGTCTAACTCTTCTTCTTTTTCAAGAGCAGCTTGTTCAGGGTCTTCGTCCTGAAGATAAAACTCAGGATTAATTTCCTCAAACTTCTCGTCATCAAAATCAATAGGCATTTTTCCTCATTAATTGACTAGACCCACATTGCTGTGGGTCATCGCCAGACCAGGAGAGAGGTGAAGCAAGTTAATCGTAGCATATCTACGCACGTTTCTTGAGTTCCTTAGCAATTGCGTAAAACGCTTCTGCACCTAACAAAACTTCATCTAACAGTGCATCACTGTTCGGACTCTTTTGCCATTCTGTAATAAGTTTGCCAATCGTATACATGGACTGTTCCATCCACAGAATCAAGTCCGGAGTAGCTATCTTCGCTACCCTCTTCTCCACTCTGGTCTGGGGCTGGTGTCCATCCTGCTTCTTCCGTAAAATCATCATATGTAACTTCCCGTGCTTCTAGTGCCGAATTAAGTGCTTCTTCTTCAGTTTTTGAACCTGTCCACATGCCGAAGGCTAGTGCTTTGTATTTAGGTAATCTTACTAAAAAGGGTTTAGAAGTTCTAAACGGTTCATCAATCTCTTGAGTCCAACCACGCACAATAAACTTCTTGCCCCATATAACTGGAAAGTCAATTAGTTGTACGAAGTGTTTTGGTCCGATGTTATGTACCTTTGGCATTTACTTCACTTTCGGTGCTTTTCCACCTTTAGAGGGATTCTTACCTGTTGCTTTTGCTGTGCGCTTAGATTGACCAATTGTTGTGTACGTTGTTTTAGTTTGCCCTTTAGCTTGACCCTTTTGATGAATCTGAGCTCCACGACTAAACCGATAGAACGCTTGCTGAGCTTTCTTGGATAGAGAGCTCATATCAGCTGGTCCACGTGGTTTGAAGTCTAGCATGCGAGCAATGACTGCCCCTTTAGAACGGTTAGCTTTAAACGCTTTCCATTCGTTAGCATCTACTTCGTAGTAGTTATAAAAGGTTCCATCACGGAAAACTACTGTTAATTTTTCTTCGTCTTCATCGTAACCGGCTGCCACTGTACGAGGGCGCTCAGGGTTAGTTGTTGAAGTTGGAACAACAGTTAAATCTGCTGGAGAAGAATCTTCTTCATTCTGTGGGCCTTTAAACCCTGGGATTCTTAAGTCGCCTGTTAACCCAATGACTTCATAAAAAGGACGACTGCTTTTTGTTTGACCGGTTGGGTCAAAAAGCTGGTCCATAGAAGCTGGTTGACCAGCAAGGTTGTTGTACTGAGTTGGGTTGTAATAGTCCATTGACTGAGTGTCGTCATACATGACGTCTGTCAACGCATTGAATTCGCCCTTTGATGCAGCTGTTGGTCCGCCCTTAAATTCATCACCAAATACTTGGCGACCAAGAGAGTTTAGTAACTCTTGAGCAGAGGCACGAGGCGTCCCCCTATTGGGAACGCCTCTGCCACCTGTTGTACGAGCCATCTAGCTTAGGAAGCTGCTGCCCAAGGAGTTGTGGTGACTGTTACGCCAACTGCTACAGATGTACCTGCTGCAGTTCCTTGTGACTTGATTGTTCCAACAAGTCCAACAACTGTTCCTGAAAGGCCAGTAAGTGATAGTGAACTTGTGTCTGTTGTAGCGACTGTAAATGTGTTAGTTGCGTTATCAACAACAGTATATGTTCCGTTAACAGTTGCGTGTACAGATGCGATTGTAACCTTAGTTCCAATTGCGTATGCTGCGCCTGCACCTGAAGCAGTGAGAACTGCTAGGCCGCCTGCTGCACGTGATACTGCTGTAACTGTCTTAGCAGCGTTAGTTGCTGCTGTCTGTACTGAAGCAACAAGTGTTGAGTCAAGAAGTGTGTCAGTTGCATCTGCTGTGAGCTGTCCAAGTACGTTTGGAACCTTCACATAGTCAACTCCACCAGACTGTGTGCCTGTTGTGTTTGGTACATAAAGAGGATAGCCATTCCAGCCATCTTCTGCAATATTGTGTCCGTCAAGTGCGTAGTTCAAGTTTGAACCGCCATTGTCACGACGAATGTCATTTGGCTGTAGAGGCATGTTGCCCCACACAAAGTCAACTGCGACATTCCCTTTGTCATCAATGAGATGACCGTCTTGATTGGTTGCCATTTTTCTACTTTCTCTAGAGAGGTTGTAAATTTCCCCATGCGCTTAGGGGAACCCTTGCGTAAAGTATCCAAGAGTTTTTTTAGAATGTCAGGGTCTAGTCTTCACATTCGTGGTCATCAAGATGCTCTTCTAGTAGAAGCTCATGGCAATCTCTGCATTTAAAGAATCTGATGTCATCTAATCCCTCATGAAGAGAATCAGAGTGTTCTGTCTCGTAGTTCATACGAGGCTGTTCTAATATTTCTGGAGGAAAAGGCCCTCTAGGGCTATGAGCTGTATTTGGTACTGCGTGTCCTTGAACTGCAAACTTACGAATTATCGGCATTTTTTGGCGACGATTTCTTAGCGGTTTTAGGAGCCGGAGTAGTGTCAGCAACCGGTGTTGGTTCCGGTTCAGGTGTTACAGCAATGTTCTTTAGGCCTTCTTCAAGGTTTGCTTTGTGCTCTTCTGTTTGAGCGAGAAGTCCTGCTCTCTTCGCCTTCTGTAAGAATGATGGCAAATGTTTTTCACAAAAGAATAGGCTCTTATCAAGAGTCATCTTGTACTCGTGAGAAGCAGTGTTATCGCAGTTGGCGCATTTCATAGTTACTTCTTCTTTTTAGGTGCAGCTTTTTTAAGCTCGGCTTTTGCCTTAGCTTCTGCTGCAGCTCTTTTGGCTGGGTCTTTAGACACTGCACGGCCTCTTGCATCACGGTCTACAACACTTGTTGAAGGCGGTGTTGCAGTAGCGGAAGGTGCAGGTGTTGAGGGAGTCTCTTGTGCAGGAGTAGAGTGAGCTGCTGGCTTTGCAAATGTAAACGAAGCTTGAACTCCTTCATGACTAACAGATGCCTGTGTTCCACCTTCTGCATGCCTATGCAAAGCATCTAAGAAAGAAGCAGCACGAGTGCTTGCGTTTCCAGCATGTGTATCTGCTAATGTCTTCAGAGCAATCTCATGTGATTGATTCTGTGCAGTTTCTTTCATGCGATTTGCAGTAGCTGCTGTATCTGCATGCACAGCGTTGTGGTGTGCTTGTGCAGCTTTTTCTAATTCATGGTTTTGATTAAGTACTGTGATGCGCTGTTCGTGACGATGGCCTGCTGCTTGTTCTTTAAGGCGTGAATCTGCTGCAATTTTAGTTGCATCTACATGAGATTGACCTTGAGCTTTTGCCACATCAACAGATGATTTACCAGCAATCTTTGCCTTCTCAATATCAACTGCACCACCAACAAGTGCTTGGTGCTTTTCATGTTCATGCTGTGCGCCTTGCATTAGTCTTTCATGCTCATGTTGAGCGCCTTGCATCTTCTGTGCGGCAGCAACTTGCATAAATCCTCCTGCTTTAGAGCTCAAAGATGAACCGGCACTTCCAATCTTGTTAGAAACAGCAGTGATTGGATTCCAGCCCTGTGACTGAATGCTGTGGCCTGCTTTATTCATCTGTGGCATGGGTCTATCTTCCCTTAGTTTGAAGGAATCGTCTTACTATCTATCAGACAATTTTCAATGTTGATAAGTCTTTCGCCCATCTCTACAAACGCTTCAAGCATTTTATCCTGTGTTTCAATAACTCTTGCTTGATTTTCGTATAGCCGGTCTACTCGGTCTTTAACAGTTGTGAAGCCACCATTTTGGCTAAGTTCGCCATCCATACGATTCATGCGCTCCATAATTCCTGGAACAGCGTCACGACCTGGTTCTTCTGGGGTACCTTCCCAATCACGCTTAAAGCGCTCCATCCACTCTGCAAACTCTTTAAACTTTTTGTATGCAGGTCGCAAGATAACTCCCAAGCTAATAAGAGCACCAGTAACAATGCCTAAAGAGGTAAAGAACGTTGTCACTGGTGCTACTCCTTAATTACTTACTTTGATGCGCCAACACCAAAGGCTGTGTCCTTTGGATTGAGTGCACGAAGGACTGGACCAAGTACTGCTGCAGCAGCGGCTGTGCCAACTGACTTAGCGTCTGTGTGTCCACTTGCATACATTGCGATTCCTGCAGATAGTGCAGTACGTGCGTATGAGGCAGCGATTGCCTGTAATGCTTTTGCGTTCATATTTCTCCTTGATAGAGGTTAGTTCTTGTCCTTTGGGTTGCGAAGTCTAAACGTCGCAATCCACAAGAACAAGGAAATAAGCGTAGCATCGCCAACAACAGTTTTGGCGCTACCTGTAAGAACAAGCCATGCTGAGAAAAGGCCTACAAAGGTCCAAATCTGATTAGCAAGGTCTGCAAATAGGGCTTTAATAAACTTCATTATGACCTCTTTCTAAATCGTGCAATAGCGCCACCTACAACGGTAACGACTAGAATTTTCTTTGCTTTCTTTCTTGTAACGGGGGACATGTCGTTTCCGATGTTCGCCATAGCGACGAATGCATGATTGAGTGCTTGTACTCCAGGTACTACTGCAAGTGCTCCCGTTACTGGAGTCTCAATGACTGGCACAGCAATATCAGGTGCGTTAAACGATGTTCCACCTGGTTGTCCGACAAAAGTATCCGCTGTAGTAATCGCATCAGGTGGGATTGGTAATCCTGAACCTGGTGGTGGGGCTGGTGGAGTTAGTTTACCGTCTTCACCTACAACTTGTGGTGCAGATTTTGTTCCAAAGAATTCAATGCCGCCATTTTCAACTCCAGCTTTATCTACCTGAACGTGAGGGACTAAAACCTCTGCAGGAGCAACCTTTGGTGTAGTGTCGGATAAAGAATTCGGATTGTTAGGAACAAGTCCAGGAGTAGGAGCAGGTTGTGGAGCAGGAGAAGGTGCAGGAGCTGGTGAAGGTGCTGGGGCAGGCGCAGGACTTGGTGCTGGTGCAGGCGCAGGAGCAGGTGAAGGCGCTGGGTCTGGCGTTGGCTTTGGCTCAGGAGCTGGCTCAGGTTTTGGGTCAGGAGCAGGGGCAGGAGCTGGGTCTGGCTTGGGAGTCTCTGGAGTTTGAGTCGCAGCAGCCGCATCTGCAGCAGCCTTGGCAGCGGCTGCATCCTCAGCAGCTTTAGCGTCTGCGGCTTGTTGGTCAGATAATGCTTTATCTGCCGCTGCTTTGTCGGCAGCTTCTTGTGCAGCTTTTGCATCCGCTGCAGCTTGTGCATCTTTAGCGGCTTGTGCATCCGCAGCATCTTGAGCGGCTTTAGCATCTGCAGCTGCTTGAGCATCTGCTGCGGCCTGTGCTTTAGCAGCGGCTTGTTGTGCAGCTAATTTATCAGCAGCTGCTTGTGCTGCGGCGTCTGCTGCTGCTTTATCTTGTGCAGCCTTAAGTGCTGCTGCATCTGCAGCGGCTTGAGCAGCAGCGGCATCTGCTGCGGCTTTCTTTGCAATCTCATCTTGAATTGTTTGTGTTGATTGAGCAAGAATTGTTGCTGCATCGTTTGCAGCCTGCACCGCTATATCTGCTGCAGCGTTTGCAGTGCTCGCATCTCGTGTTGCAGTGTTTTGAGTCAAATCTAATACTGTCTGTTGTACTGTGAGGTTTTGTTGCGCTTGTGTGAGATTTTGCTGTGCAACTGTAAGGTTTTCTTTAGCGATTGCTAAGTCAGCTTGGGCTTGGTCGTAAGCGGCTTGGGCAGCAGCAGTAGCAACAACATTGTCGGAAGCGGCGTGAACAGCGCTTGTGTAAGCATCCCATGCAGCATTTCGTTCGGCTAACTTAGCGTCGTATGCAGACTGAGCATCTAACACTACTTGAGCAGCAACAGGTACGGCAGCAGAAGTTGTTTGAACGGCAGCACGGGTATCCCACGCAGCTTGTTGGATAGGGGCTTGTGCAGCCTCAGCTGCAGACATAGCCTGGTTAGCAACCATGTAAGTATTAAGTGCTGAATCTGCATTTGCTTGGGCGGTATTAGCAGCAGCAACTAGGGTATCCAAAGTGGCTTGGTCAACTTGAAGTGTTCCTTGAGCAGATGTAACAGCCGCTGCTAAAGCAGGGTCAACTGTTCCACGTGTAAATGCTGATGCTGGAACAAGTGTGTACCCAGAGCTTCCTGCTTTGTACCA